AAGTGATTTCTTTTATAGGATAGTTTGACTTTTTAAAGAGTCTTATGTTTTTCAGAACAGTTGTAGCTCCAACGGTAATGGCTAATGAAAGGTATAGAGTTGATGGTGGCAAATTGGCTTGCGACAAATCAAAATTATATTGATACACGCGCTTTTCTGTGAAACTTGCCTTCACTTTTGAATCTAAAACATTACCTAAATTGTCTTTTAGTTCAAGTAACAAGGACTCATTTTCTGCATTTACCATAAATGGAATTGATATTTTACCATCTGGAGGAACTTGCAACACCTCAGGATTAACTGCTAAAAATTGAATTTTTAACGCATCATTAAATACAACTGGATTCACATTGTACATAAGATAAACATCAGGCAAATCTTGCGTTTGAATTAATTGATCTGTACCAATAGAATATTCTTTAATTGTAATTGAAAGCTTTTTTATTAAGTGAAGTTGCTGTTCTAAGCCACTAACAAAATTGGGATTAAAAACCGTTTCAAAATACGCATAATACAATTTTTTTAAATCCTTTTCGGCGGTGTAATCATCTCGACGTGACCAACTTTGTTCATCGAAAATTTCATTATCAATGTATATTATTGCTCGGAAATAAAAGCCTAAACCATTACTTGAAGTAATCGATACAAGAGTATTATTAGCATCTAATAAAATACGATTTGGGGCTGGGTACTTATTTATATTTATCATTGATTAACGATTCCAAATTGATTAGAATTTTCACGCTCTCGGTTTAAATCTTGTATTTCTTTTGCATCCTTATAACCAAAAAGAATTTTGGATTGAATTCCTTTGTCTAAATGCTCATTAAGTCGATTGATAGCATTCAAGAGACGGTCATCATTTTGAGTAGTGGATGCCACATAAGGCGACACAGTTCCTGTTGACGTTTCGCCACCATTAAAATATTTATTACCAACAATTGCTTTTCTTTCATTTTCTAACCAAGAAAAAGTGGCTGCATATTTGGGTGATTTCGTCATTATTTTTGGTGCAACCCATTCCTCATCGTGAGTAACACCTGTAATTTTTCCATATTCATCCGTTCCCAAATAAGCCGTGGTGCCAGTAGAACCTCCGGCCCCATCAGAATTGTTAAAACCACCGTAGAAGAATTTAGGCACAGCAGGGGCTTTGGTGCTAGTAATTTTGCCAACTTGAGCAATGGTTGTCAAACCCGCCGCAGCGATGGCGGCCCACATTGCAAATCCTCCATCAAATTTTGGATATTGGGCAAGAATAGAAGTAACCGCCATTGCTCCGTTAATACTTGCTTGTGCAATTGCCAAACCTTTTGACTGTCCAAACATTTCACCAATGGCTCCAGCAACTTGATTTAACCCTCCTAGAGTACCCTGCAACTGCTGAATATCTCTAATTCTATCCAAATCCTTTTGCTTTTCTTTGGCAGCATTAACATAACGATTATATTGATCCTCAGTAATTTTTTTGTCGTCAAGTAGTTTTTTAAAATCCTTGAGTTGTTTTCTATATTCTTGCTTTTGTTTTATTTCATCTTCCTGTAGCTTGGTATTCGCCTCAAATAACTCAAGTTCATTTTGAGCTTGTAATTGCTCGATAGCCAACTGTTTTTGTTGTTCCTCATATTGTTTTTTTAACCCAGTTGTAGTGTCTAAAAATTGCAATTCAAGGTTTTGTTGCGCGGTCAAATAATCTAAATCAATTATTTTCTTTAGATTGGCTAACTCTTCAGCGGATTTTGCTTCTTGTTCTGCTTTTGCTATGTCGGCCAATCTTTTATCGGCCAATGCATTTTCTTGCAGAAATTTTATGTCTTCGAGTCGTTTAGTCTCCTCTGCAATTAGTTCTGGAGTCAGTTGCTTTTCTTTATCGATTTTACTCCTGTTGTTTGCAATGAAGTAATCCAGTTCTGCTTTTGCTAAATCAGTTTTCGATTTGGCTAGCGCAATAGCCATATCGGCAATTTCTTTATCGTGCTTTTCTTGAGCTGCTTTCTTTTTGTCTAATGCTCTTTGGTTAGCTTCAATTTCTTTTTGTCGCGCTGCATCGCGTATGGCTTTTTGTTTTGCCAATTCTTCAGCAGTTGCACGAGTATTGGCTGCTTCTGGATTGTTTTTTGGTTTGTCGGACTCAGGAGTAGTCTTTAATACAACTGTTTTGGATTTGAAACTATCTAACTTTTTTTGAATTTTATCAACGTCCAAGCCAATTGCTTCAAGAAAAGGTGCTACATTGTCAACTATTGCTTTTAATCCATCAATAACATAGTTCTTTATTTTGGCAAAAGTAGAACCGACGATATTTCCAAGTTTTATAAATCCATTTTTCAAAACATCCAATGCACCCGCAAAATCTCCCTGAAGTATTTTTTTAACGAAATTGAAAGTAGTAGATATTACATTCGAAAACTGCTTAAGAATACCTCCGATAAGCGCAAAAGCCACTTGAACAGAAAATTTTAAAGCATTCCAAGCGTTTACAAAAACGACACCCACAAAGTCAATTAACGGCTGTATATCCGTTTTTACATCAAGTACCCATTCAAGGATTGAACTTAAAGTATCTATTGCACTAGCCTTGATGTTGGTCCAAATATTTCCAAAATTATCAATCTCGAATAATTTAGATTGAACCTTATTTAATTTCTCATTGGCTTCAACTAAATCCAATGATGCTTTTGTCGACTCAGACATTTCCTTTTGAGCAGCTGCACCAACCGCTTCCAAAACCTTTAAGGCTCCACCAGCATCTTCCCCAGCACCTCTAAAAACATCCGCAGTCAATTGCGCATTCTGTTGCTGAGACAGTCCAGTTTCTTTTGCTTTTAATGCTATTTCCTCTAAAGCCTTTTTCGTTGTAATTTGTCCCGTAGAAACTTTTGCCAAAATTTCATCCGTAAATGACGCTCCAAAAGCATTAGTCAATGCATCACGACTGGCTTTGGTTTGCTCTTTTAAAGACAAATCAGCCTCCTTAAGTGCATCGGGTAATTTGTCTGAATAAATACCTAGGTCAAAGCCTTTATTAACGATATTGATGAATTCCGAAGCACTATAACCTGCCTTTGCAAAAAACTCATCGTACTCTCCCAAACTGTCTAAGAATTCCGAATTTTGCGCGCCCCCATCAGCTAAACCACGTGCAATAAATTCGTTTGCCTCAGACATTGAAATTTTAAATGTTTTAGCGAGGGAATTTGCTTTTCCTGCAATTTCTTCAAATTCCTTATCGAACGTTTTAGCCGTGGCTCTAATTTCGTCCCGCACTTTTTTCATCTCAGCACCTTCTAAGCCAAATGCCGAAAGAAGGTTATTGGATTTTTTTAAACCCTCGTTAAAATCAAATATTGCCTTAGTTCCAATAGCAATACCCGATACAACAGCAATAGCTGCACCAAGTGGTGTAGCAATGAAAGCCATAGCAGATTGTACCATCCCACCAATGGATCCTTTAATTTCATCAAACCCTTCCTTTGCGGTTGATAAATCCCCTGACGTTATACCAACGAATAATTTAGAAAATGCTTCCTTGGTATTATTTATACTTACAGAAACATCGTCTTGAGCTTTTTTTGTCAACCCTAACTCTTCTCTATACTCACGTTGGCGTTCAGTAAGCTGTGATAAGTTTTTAGTTAACTCTGCTTTCTTTTTATCATAATCCTCAGTTCCTTCGACAAGTTTTCGGAGCGAGTTCCTAACGTGTGAAATTTCGCCCTCAACCCCCTTTAAAGAATTTTCGACTTCCTTTCCATTTACATAAATCGAAATCCTTCTAGTTACATTCTCCTTACTCATTAGCTTAAAGAATTAGAAGTTTGTAAATCTTTGTCAAAACCAAATGACACTCTAGAAATTATAGCAGCTGCTCTCACATCGCCAATTTTGTCAGCAAGCTGTTCAACCAAACTACCATTTTCTAGTGCTTTGATTAAAATATCTCTTTTTCCAATACGACTATTGATACCCGTCTTTTTTGACCTTTCAAACCCTAAATCAAGGATTGGAAAAATATAATAAGGGGTTTTTATCAGTAAAGAAAAAAGTTGATTTTGTTTGTAAACTGGACTAACAGTAGATTTCAATGCCAAACCACTACGGTTGTTGGTAGTGGTTCTTATAGCACCGCGAAGATTTAACTGGAGTTTTTTTGAAAACTCCGAGCCTATTTGCTTTTCCAAAAGAAAATTATCAATTTCTCCTGCCATCTTTAAAATTTTAACCAAAATTAGGAGGCGGAAAAAGGAATAAATAGGACATAAAAAAACCACGCAAATTGCGTGGTTCTAGTCAAGGATTCATAAGGTACTAATCAAATGAATTGAACTTGATTAAGTTCTTTCCCGAAGGCTTGTAATTTCTTTTCTATTTTTTCGACTGTCCTTTTTGACGGCTTTCTTCTTCCAGTTACGTAGTGAGACAACTGACCTTGATTAACTCCTGTTAAACGCTCCATACCTGCCAATGACAAGATATTACCATAATAAGCAAGAAAAGAAGCTACATCGTAAACATAGGTAAATTTCGCTTCTGCAAAATATTTACCTTTTTTCTTATAAAATTCTTTCATTGATTCATAAGCAGATACAAAATCGTTAATCGCTTCTTCGGCATTGTTACCATTGCCGTGAATCCCATAATTTAAAGTGGTATCTTCTAGATCGACATAAACACTGTAAGTCCCATCATTACCTCTTTCAATAAATGCTTTTACACTTTCCATAATTATTGTTGTTTTTTAAATTCGGGGTTATTGCAACCCCGAATCTTTTTTAATACTTTTTAATGTTCCTGTTGCTACCTCTTGACTTTTATGATTACTCATTTTAAAGTGTTTTTCGGTTATTGGACTAAACCACAAAGGGTGACCGTTCATTTCGCCGTCTAGGTAGCACCCTAGTTTTTTAAGCTTTCGCTCTAATTCAGAATATTTCATAGAACTCTCATTTGATTAGTACCCTACAAAGATATTAAAATTAATATCATTTACAAACTGTTAGACTATTTTTTTTAATTTTTATATGAAAGCACTTATTATTAAGTGTTTTTGTTATTTTTACAACAAATAAAATCTTACATGGTCATACTAACGGGAATAGTTTGCCAAAAATTGAATTGAATCTTTTTTTAGCCAAAATGAAAAACGCCCCCGTTAAATCAAAACCAGATTACATTTCTATTTCTATTCCAGTTAAGCCTCACGTCAAAAAATATATCTCTCTAAGATATGGCACCGAACATACTTTGACAAAAAAATCACTATTAGGCATTCTTATTTTTAACATTCTGGATAAAAAAACAAAAAAGCCCGATCGTGGATTTTTAGACTACAAAGAAAAATATGTAATTCAAATTTCGAGACAGTATTTTTATGAATCAGGTTTTTCAATCACTTTGAAAAAAAGAAGATTTTTAGCGATTTGCCTAGAAAAATTATTCATCGAAGATTTTTACTCTTATGTTGATATCGCAGTATCAAAAATGAACTACACCGCAGTTGAAGCTATGAGGGTGTTTTTTGCACAATATGAAATTTCAGAAGATGAAGTAAAATTTTATAGCATGTATCGACAATATCAAAGACATTGCGAAAATGGAATAAAAGCTAAAAAAAAAGCTTAGAGAAAAAACCGTTTTTAATATAAAAGCTTTGCAACACCAATAAAAACAAGGCTTACAAATAGGACAATTTAAAAAAAATAATTTTTATGAATGAAGATTTAGAACAATTAGGAGGGTTTTCCAAAATAGAATTCTTTTTAATTTCACAGACCAGCAACTGGCCAATAGTTATCAATGACGAAACATCTTCGGAAATTACTCATGAGGATTCAATGATTGATAATTATGGAAAAATAGCCGATAGTAGTATTGATATTAATATTACGCCCAAACAATCCCCAGAAGGCGAAATTTTTCCAATCGATATTGTATTCAGTTTTTCAAATAGAATAATTGAATTGGAAAAATACCTAGATTATTACAAAAATAAAGAACTAGTAGTAATTGGATATCTTAATACAGGATTAAAAAAATTATACGGCACCAACGAAGAACCCCTCTTTTTGACTTATAAAATAGATGAGGGTAAAAAGATTGATGACCTAGGCATTATAACAGTAAATATCAAGGGCGAAACACGCAATAGACCTGTATTTTACAAAGGCTAAAAACGTGTCCTATTTTAAGATTTAGCAAAAAACAAAATTTGTACTTCCAAATAATAGTATAAATTTTTTTTGCATTGAAAAACAACACCTATAGTCTCTTACACTCACATTGGATGATTAGCGATAGCGGTAAAACATCGCTAATCCCACACCTTATTTCTATTTTAAAAGGAAATAAAATAGAAGAAGTAAAGTCAGAAATTCCAGTATTGTATATGCAATATGATGGCGAGGAAGATGTATTGCAGGCCCCTGAATTAAACCAAACTTCACAATACATTACGGTGTTATCTATTAAAACACCTCTTTACAAGTATGACCAAATGTGTGGGCCAATTGGTACACGCTCAATGACAAAAATTTTAAAGGACTGGGAAGCCAATGATAATATCATTGGTGTTGTTTTAGATATTGACTGTCCTGGAGGGCAAGTTTCTGGACTTGCTGAATTTGCAGATTTCATTTATAACTACTCAAAACCCATTGTTTCCTATTCTGATGGCCTAGTGGCTTCAGGTGGCTTATATGTATCTGGAGCATCCAAATATTGCATAATCAATAAATACGCTGACTTTGTTGGTTCATTAGGAACTATGCTTCAATATGTTGACTTAGAAGGCATATTAACTAAAGATGGCGCAGTAATAAAGGAAATTTACGCTACAAATTCCCCTAGAAAAAATGAGGAAAGCAGACTAATGAAAAATGAAGGCGATCCTTCTCTCTACATAAAAAATATCATCGACCCTGCGAGAGACCAATTTCTTGCAGACATGACAAAATTTCGTCCAGGAATGGATCCAGAAGTTTTTGAAGGAGCTGTATATAAACCATCCGAAGCCGTGGACAAAAAACTCTTTGACCAATTAGGCACAATAAAAGATGCATTTGATAAAGTAATCGAATTATCAAATTCAAAAAAAAGTAATAACTCAAATTCTAATACAAACACTATGCAAACAAAACAATTGCCAAAATTACAGGCCGTTTTGGGTTTAACAGCTGCATTGGCTATGACAGACAATGGCATTTATTTGAACGCAGAACAATTGGATAATTTAGAAGCTAAATTTGAAGAATACGAAACTTCAATGGCTTCAATACAAACAGAACTGGATGAAGCAAAAACAAATCCTGCTCTTCAAAATCAACTAACCACTGCAAATTCTACTATCACTAGTTTAGAGTCATCTATTGACGCTATTCTAACTGAAGCTGGAGTTGATGCCACAGGAACCCCAACTGAAAAATTAACGGCTCTTTCTGAAAAAGTCAAAGAGATGTCAAGTAAAGATGGTGCCGACCATACAAAACCAAGGCTTGACGGTAAGCAATCAGAAGGTTCAAAAAATTATGTTGATGCGAACGCAGCACATAACAAAATCGCTAACTCAATAAATCAATAATCATGGCAGACACTATGAACATCGAAGATGTTAAAAAGGAATTGAACCAATACATTTCAAACAATAAAGATATTGTAAGTGCTGGGGTATATTCAAACGAAATCACTTTAAACAAGTATTGCAAAACGATAACAGCCGTTAAGGGCAAATATCCGTCGTTCCATAAAATTTTAGGACACGTAGTACAAGGCTGGAAAGCAGAATGGCAAAAATTAGGCGAGGCAGAATTCAAACATAAAATGTTGAAAAACTTCCGCCAAAAAGTCAATTTCGAAATTATTCCAGACGAAGTACTTAATACTTGGTTGGCTGAATTGTTCGTTGAAGGAAAAACAGCAGAAGAGCATCCAATATCAAAACACATCATGGAAGACTTGATGGCCAAAGTTGTAGATGATATTGAAGACTTGTCTCAAAGTGGGGAATATGACGCTCTAACTTCTTCTGGATCATACGGTAATTCTATCGATGGAATTGAGCAACAAAGACAAAATGCATTAGCAGATGTAACACATCCTGCTTTTAGAATTCCATTAAATGCAATTACTCCAGCTAATATTTTAGATGAGTTCAAATCTTTTGAAAAACAACTTCCGAAGAAAACTCGTAAAAAAGTTAAATATGTTTTTGTTTCTGACAGCATTGCATTAGAGTATGCCGATCAATACGAACTTACGTATGGTAAAAATGTCAACTATACAGAAGACGGAAACATTAAAACACCTCGTTTAAAATTCGAGATTGTTGGATTACCAAATGTACCTGATAACTTCTTCGTTGCTACTGTTGACGGAAATTTGGCTCGTTTAATTGATATTTTCGATAAGCCAGGGGTTACCGATATTCAAAAACAAGATTATGTTTTGAAAATCTTTATGGACTGGCATTTAGGTTATGATTTCTTAATCAACGAACTTACTTACATCGCGGTTTTTGACGGTTCTGATAGAGGTCTTGGGAAACCTGCTCTTAATGAATTGTATTACTCAAGTGAAAATCTTTAATCTTTAACCATGAGAAAGAAAAAAACATCCACTCCTGTAGCTAATACTACAGGAGTTAAACCTGAAACCATCAAAGCAGCTGCTGATGTAGTTGTAAATGATGCTGAAAACGTGAGTAATACCGTTTCTACTGAAAATGAAGCCACTACCACTACTTCTGAAAGCACAGTAAAAAATGGTACTGAAGAAGGTGTTGAAAACAATACCGAAAACGGAGCCACTACCACTACTTCTGAAAGCACAGAAAAAAATGGTACTGAAGAAGGTGTTGAAAACAATACCGAAAACGGAGCCACTACCACTACTCCTGAAATCACAGTAAAAAATGGTACTGAAGAAGGTGTTGAAAACAATACCGAAAACGGAACCACTACCATTACTGAAAAAGTAGTAAACGAAACTTTCGCTTTTAATGGAAAAAAATATACTCTTGCTCCATTTGTAAAAAAATTACAAGTAGCGGGAAGAGTTCACACAAGAGAAGAAATTTTAAACAATAAAGAGATTATGTCCAGTTTAATAATTGGAAATAGTCCTTTTATCAAAAAATCTTAATATGGATTTAGAAAATTTAGGAGGCGAAAGTCAAGAGCCTATCGCAGGTTTAGCCACAAGAGTTTGGTATGCCCGAAAAAGTGATTTTGAAACCATCATTGATACAAAAAAAATCGAAGATGAAGACCCGGATAATGTCGCGCAAAGTTATGCCGAATTGATGGAAATTACCGATAATCACGTATTTAAAACTACCAAATGTTTTAAAACAATTGATTTCGTACAAGAAACTGGAGAAATAAAAACCAAGTCTATTGGTCCAAAAGGCGGCAAATTGTTTGAAAATGAAGTTACCATTCAATTGGCAGGTTCAGGATCCGACAGGCTCGGACTTTTGCGAGTTCTTAAAAATGGGGACTTAATTGTACTCGTGGAAGAAGTAGGAAGTGGCAACATTAGACAGTTTGGTTGGTCAAAATATGGTGCAGAAGCAAGCAATCTTGAACACGAGATTACTGCAGCATTAGAAGGTAACAATGCTTCAAAGATTACTTTCAAAGATAAAAATTTAGGACCTGCCAGTATTTACAAAGGAGAAATTTCAGAGATTCCCGCTCCTTAATTTAGTTTTATTTATTTTTTATGTAAACAAAAGCGTCTCTATTTTGAGACGCTTTTTTTAAATTCTATAGGTTATGTTTGATTACTACGATTTGATTTTGAAATTCATAAAGACCAATTTTGAACCTACTTATCCTGATTTAGCTAACGTTAAATTTACAACCGAGGAGTTTTTACAATTTCTTTTTTTGAGTTTTCCTGTCGATTGTATTAGTGATTACGAGTTGAATGAAATATTATTATCTCTGGACTTTGAACGGTTCACATATACAATTGAAAGGATTAGTATTGAGAAAGGCAAAGATGAATTTGACGAAGATACAATAAGTACAACACACCAACTTGTAAACGGCTGGTGTATGTTTAGCAACAGAATTCCAGCAAAAAAATAAATTGTAATTTATATAAACTACTCAATCGAGTGGTTTTTTTATGTCCTATTTATTCGTTTTTACACTTTCCATTTTTGTATAAAATTAAACTTTATAAAAATGAACATCTTTCACTACATCCTACTGACTTTCTCTATACCAGGTGTACTATCATCTATTAAAACTGCTTATAAAGCAAAAAACAGGATTGGACTAATTGTATCTGTATTGGTTTCAATTCTATGGTGCTCACTTATTGTTCTTTCTGCTTATTATTAATGGAAAACATTAATAAATGGTTTGAAAATAATTGTCCATACTCAGAAGGTGTGGCAATATATAGTAGCTTAAAAAGTCCTAATGCTAATTTATTACGGCTTTTTAAAAAGAATGAATCGGCAGCCAATTTGGAAAAGCTAAAATATGAATTAGGAAAGTTTAAAAAGGCATCGTCCCCAGCTGCTTTACCAACTACCGAAAAACCTCCTGTAAACATTGAAGCCACCGCCGTTGCATCCGAAAAAAAGCAACAATTGATGTTTCATGAATTGCCTCCAGAACTAAGGCCCGTTTTATTACAAGCTAACGAATTGTTTAGAAAAAATTGCTTTCTAAAAGTGACTCTAAATGAATTGCCAGAAGCATTAGAAAATGAGGCATTGGAACTACAACTTCAAATTGATAAAAATTTCAAAACCAATAAACTTTGCTGGAAGAAAATTGATTTTTGGATTGAAAACCGCCAATTACCCAAAGAAGTTAGCTCAGGTTTTGAAAAATTAACTGGAGCGCAATTGGTAAAAAAACAACAGTATTTGTTTCAAAACATATCCAAAATGCAAAAGCGATTTGATGAAAACTTGCGGCTTCTAGCCACAGCAGATACTATTTCAAACAAATCAAGATTGCAAAGGTTAATCACGAAACAAGATGCTGATTTGATTAAAAAAAATGAAGAATTACAAATCATAACTACGTTAATCGATGGCAGATAAAAAGAGACCAATGCTCGTAAAAATGGGCGATAGCACTTTTGATAAAATCAAAGCTTTTTATATGAATCCCGAAGAATTTCCACTATCAGACAAATTGGAAGAAATACGCAAGCGATGGCTAGCCATAAGTAATTTTTCTTCTAAATCGTATGGCAAAATTGAAATTGCAAATATGTTGGTTCGGGATTATGGCATTAGTCAGGCGCAAGCTTATAATGACATCAGGAATGCTGAAAACATCTTTGGAACATTTACAGCTACTGAAAGCAAAGCTTTTAAAGCAATATGGATTGAGTTAACCAAAGATTACTTAAAACGTTGTCGCCAAAAGAATGATAGAGTTAATGAAGCTAAAGCATTGGCACTATTAGCACAGTACGGGGATTTGGATAAAGATGAATTAGAATTCAATCCGGAGAAACTCGAGAACAAAGAATTGGTTTTGAATATACCAAAAGAACAATTGGAAATTCTTGAAAAATTGACAAATAGTGGTGTAGCAAACTTTAACAATCTTAAGGTCATTGATATTGAATTTGAAGAAGTAAAAAATGACAAATAGAAGTAATGTAAAAAATATTGAACTTACAATTCCACAAGCAGGAGCTGCAATATCCAAACAGAAGAAAAAATTTTTAGAATGGGGCCGTGGTTCTGGAAAATCTACTATTCTAGGTTTTTTTGTTAGAAAGTTTGTAGTTCAAATGCCTAGAGCATCTTTTGCCCTAACTGGATGCACCTACAGCCAAATATTATCCCGAACACTTCCATCCACTATTGAGGGATTGGAAATGTTTAACTTATACCAGGATGTCGATTATGTAGTTGGAAAGTCTGGTAAAAAAAACGGATTTGAAATGCCTTATCAACCGCCAAACCAATGGAATAATATTATTCACTTTTCCAATGGCTCAATTTTCCAATTAGTTTCTCTTGATAATCCTAATTCAGGTCGTGGTTTAAATAGTTACGGAATAATTGGTGATGAAGCCGCTTTACTCGATCCTGAAAAACTTTACAACAATGTAAAAACAACGAATAGGTCACAAAAGAAAATATTCAAAGATTGCTCTATGTTAGGGGCTGAAGTATATGCAAGTTCTACACCAATAACAAAAAAAGGCAAATGGTTTACAGATATGGAAAAAAAGGCAATAGAAAATCCTCAACTTTACCTTTTTAGCCAAGCGAACGCATTTTCTAATCCTCATATACGTAAAGAATGGTTTGAAGAAATGAGGCTAGAAGCACCAAGTGAATTGCTATATAATGCCGAAATCCTAAACATTAGACCAAAGGAAATAACAGACGGTTTTTATGCCAATATTAACCCTGATAAACATTATTATACAGACTACAACAATAGTTATCTTGAGACTATTGGTGTTACCGCCAAAAAAGAACACTTTAACTGCCACCAAGATAATGACATACAAAGACACCATCCCCTTATTTTATCACTCGACTGGGGTGTGTTCAACTGTGCGGTAGTGATGCAACCTTATGAGGATGAACTTAGAGTTCTTAAATCCTTTTTCGTCAAGTCTCCTAAGCTTTTGGATGATCTGTTTATTGAGCAATTCATACCTTATTACCAACCACATCAAGAGAAAAAGATATATTTATATGGCGGACATGATGGTAACAACAGATTACCCAACAGCAGTAGAACGCTATTCCAACAGGTTGAAGACTTACTAAATGCGCACGGCTGGACAGTCTATCTTATGACCAGAGGTGCTGCGGCTACCCACTTCGATAAGTATTTACTCATTAATGCTATGCTTAAAGGCTACCGTGGTTTACCAAAAATTAGAATCAATGAACACAACAATCCAGATCTAATTATATCCATCGAACGCGCTGAAGCACGAGAAGGATTAAACGGAACTGGAGTAGAGAAGAGCAAGAACAGCGAGCGTAACAAATCTATACTACAGCAACATGCTACACACTTGAGTGATGCGTTCGACATTCCTATCGTTACCATGTACAATGATATCTTCAAAGGAAAGAAATCCTACGCGGGCGAATTCCATATCAAAACTTCATAGCTTTTCATATATCCTGAATTTTTCAATATGGAAAGTGTAAAATTTTTAAGGGACAGGCGTGCAGGAACGCCACAAAATAGAATTTTTAAAAGTTTTATTAAGTTTAAATTACTGTATTTCAATTTATTAGGTTTTTAAAAACTAGAAAAACCGTTTTAAATAAACGGTTTTTCTAGTAAAAATGCTGTCCTATTTTATGTTTTGGTGTTTATGGAGGTTTGTACCATGGAAAGCACAGAAATATATTTGAAAGATGCATTAAAAATAATGCAGTTAAAGGATAGAGAAGGAAATCCATTCCCTTTCGATATCACATATCGAACATTTAATTCTCAAACTAGGCAGGGCGGAAAATTGAAAACCTATTTAGGCGCTAAATATCTTCCAGAAGCCAACCCTAACGCACCTCAAAGCAAATCCATTCATGCGATTTTTTCTGAAACTAAGTCAGAAAAAAAACCATCTCACTTTGAAAACCGCACAAGAAATATTGAATTGCAAAATGGCAATATCAAAAAACTGCGTATCGATTTTATAATATCCATCAACAATAGAAAAGTAATTTACTAGATGAGTTCGAATACAAAATTTTACGGAAACATTGCTGTATCTGAATACAAAGGAATAGGAGTCTCTTATACATTCAAGAACACCAACGCTAGTAATGCCGAAGCGCCAACTGCTATTAATATTCAGGTCAAAGACAAAAAAGGAAAGATTGCTTCATGGGGGGCAAACAACGATTATCCTCAAAAAATATTAAAAGCCATTAAAGCCTCCGGCTCAGGCTCTTCTTCCTTAAGATTTTTAAGAAAAGCCCATTATGGTACTGGGTTAGTTCTAATGGATAATTCTCCTGATGAGAATGGTAAAAAGTCTCCTAAACTTATTAATATTTTGGATTATCCTGAAATAAATAAGTTTTTCAAAACCTCTCAGTTACCTAGATTTTTCAAGGAAATCATTGCGGATATGGAATGGTTTTCCATCTCCTTCCCTGAGTATATATTATCCAACAATTTTAAAACGATTAATCGTGTAAAACGTCATAAGGCTGCATGGTGTCGTTTCGAAATTATGAATCCAGAAAATGGACTTGTAGAGAATATTTACATCTCAGAAAAATTTGGTAAAGAATCCGTGGCCGAAGATTCGCCTTATGTTTCCAAAGTTCCATTAATCGACAGCTATTGGTCACCAGATGAAGTACGCGAATATTGCAAAGCAAATAAAATTTACAAATTCGTACGACCTGTATTTTATCCTTTAATTGACGAAGCTTACTACCCTCAGGCAGAATGGCATAGTGTTGTAAATAATGGCTGGCTAGATGTCGCAAATTCAATTCCTGAGTATAAGAAGAATATATTTCTTAATCAGGTGTCTATTAAGTATTTGATTGAAGTTGACGAAAGATATTTTGAAAACATTTATAGCACCGAATGGAAGGATTACACCGTAGAAGAAAGAAAAAAAATCCGTGAAGATTTAATTGATGGAATAAACGAAAGCTTGGTTGGCAACACCAATGCCGCAAAGTCTATTCAATCGATGATGTTTATGGACGACAAAGGCGTTCAAGTTTCGGCTTTGAAAATCACGGCGGTTGATGACAAATTAAAAGACGGTATCTATTTACCCGAAGCCGAAGCCGCTAACTCAGAAATTCTTTTCGCAATTGGGGTCGACCCTTCATTAATTGGAGCGGGTATTCCTGGCGGTAAACTTGGAGCAGGTTCTGGGTCGGACAAAAATGCAGCTTTCAACATTCTACAAGCTTTGAAAAAAACCGATCGGGAAAGCACACTAGAAATTTTTGATTTCATCGCGGGTTACAACGCGTGGGACGAAACCATTACTGCCAATTTTGAAAACACAGTATTAACAACCTTGGATAAAAATCCAACTGGAACCCAAACAGCAACAATCTAATGATACTTTCAACCACAGACGATTTAAAAAAATATATTTCAGTTTCTCAAAATTTTGAATTTTCTGATTTCGAACCCTACATCGAAAAGGCTCAAAACTCTTACACACGTAAATATGTTGGGGAATTGCACGAACTCTTAAAAGATGAAGCTACAGAAGCAAATAAGGAAATTTTAAACACTGCACGTAATCATTTACGGTCAGCGATTGCAAACTTTGGGTATTTCCTTTTTACGCCATACAACTCTGTTAATATGGATAGTTCGGGAATGTCGAATAATGTAAGCGAGAATCGAAAACCCATCGAATGGTGGCAACTTAACGACATTAGAAGGGAACTTTTGCGCTCTGGCCACGAAAGTATGGACCTACTTTTGGAAATTCTCGAGACCAATCCAACTGTATTTACAGAATGGAATGCAAAATTTGGATTAAAAAACAAAGAAAGACTGGTACATAATACTAGTGATTTCGAAAAAGCCTATAACATTTTCGGAAGTCGACAAACATTTCTAGCATTAATTCCTGCCATTAATCAAGTTGAAGACCAATATGTAAATTCATTTTTGTGCAAAGAACTACTTCTTGCTTTAAAGTCTAATCCTACTGAAGAAAAACATATTGAACTAAAAGAATACCTGCAAAAAGCCATTGTACATTTTACTATTGCGAAGGTATATGACGAAGGTATATTTCATCTCGATGCCTCAGGGATAAAACTAAAATTCGATACGCTACCAAACGAAACTATCAAGGCTGTTGATTATGGTAAACAAGTAGAACAACTAAATCGCGCCATCAAAAAAAATATAGACAACGGCACCAACTATATGACTCTTGCAAAACAAGTAATTATTGATAACCCCGCTAGCTTCACTTTATGCGATAATCCATTAATGACAAAGACCCCAAAAAAGTTTCAAGTCTATAACAAAAATGGGGTGGTCGGAATTTAGTGTCCTATTTTATTTTTCCCATAAGGAACAATTTTACAACCTCTAAAAAATACAACTAAATGACAAAAGCAATAATTGAATCAGTAGATGGAGCCGACTATTTTTTATTGAATGGCATCCAAAGACCACGCGCTTACGAAGCCATTGGTGTCAGACTATTACAAGGAAAAGAAGGTGTAAAAATCATTGCAGCACATAGGGATGATACTCCGCCAATTCAAGATACCATTCTTTTTGATGAGTACATGATCAATGGCAATGTAGCTTCATCTCAAGATGAATGCATATCCCTTTTAAATGAGATTGTTTTTAAAAAAGGTGGGGGCAACGGCGGTGGGGTTGCAGGTGATTTAATTATTCCTGTGGGCAAAATGTTGCGCTTTAAAGTGCAAGGTGGTCCAGATTTCTGTTTAGGGTTTGTGGAAGGAACTTTTATTCAAGCCGACTTAATTGGCGACAACCCTACACAACTAAGTTCTTATGACCTCGGAGACGTATAAATTCAAACAATAATATGAGAAAACTATTTTTTTTATTGGTGCTTGTCAGTGGGATGCTGACGGCCCAGACGCCCAACGCGACTAACACGCAAACGATTGGTAAATTTTTAAAACTTTCAAAAGTCCCCTCAGGATTAGAAACGGACAATGTTCTTGTTCGTGGAACAGATGGCATTGTAAAATTTGTGCCTAGAAGTGAGTTTGCTGGGGGCTCTCAAGTAAATGCAGACTGGAATGCTATAGGTGGTCCGAGTGAAATATTAAACAAACCAATTATTCCCACTGTAGTTCCCCAAGTAAATGCCGACTGGAACGCCACAAGTGGATCCGCAATGATATTGAATAAGCCTGTTATACCTCCTAGTGGTTGGTCATTAAGTGGTAACAATGTGGGAACTAATGGGTTTATTGGTACACTTGACTATCAGCCAATTAGGTTAAAGATTGGAAACGAGTATGGTGGAAAGATTACCGCTAGCGGTAATCAAGGAAGTGTATATATTGGAGTACACGCAGGTTTAGGAGAACTTCCATATGATACTCAACAAAGTGTTGCTATTGGTCAAATGGCACTTCGAGAATCTACGAATGGAATTAATAATACAGCTATAGGTTTTAATTCATTGAGAGCCTTCAACAAATGGAGCTCTGGAGATAACACGGGCGTAGGGAGTTATTCTGGACAATCAATAACAACCGGCACCAGAAACACAGTTATAGGTGTTTATTCAGGAGGCAATTTAACTACCGGGTCTGGAAATACATTAATTGGTAATTATTCATTGACACCAAACGCAACTGATAGTAATTATATAGTGCTATCAAGTGGTTCGGGAATAACAAGAGCCAGCTTTGATGGAACTAATTGGAAATTCCAAGGGCAAATTAATAAGGCCGCTTTAGACACAGCACCCGCAAGCGCAACAGCACCAGGTACTGTAGGCGAAATAAGATTTACTGCAACGCACGTTTACTGGTGCGTAGCTACAAATACTTGGATTAGAGCGGCTGGATCAACTTGGTAATAATTAAATCAATGAAAAATTTCATCAAAAAATACTGGATTTTAATCGGGATGATTGCGGCTTTTACGTTGGAGCACACATTTGACATCCTAAACGGTTTAGGTTTTACACCACTACAAATAAAATTTGTAGAAGGACTTGGAGCCCTTATTTACGGGTATTTCTTTACCTCTAAATACAACGCCAAAAAACTTTCAAAATAATCTTTAAAACAACCCAATGAACCATCAATATCTTATCGATTTAAAAGTGTCAACTATGGGCATTTTTTGCTTAACTGTTCAGTTTTCAGAAGCCGAAAAATGGATGAAAGTTACTGCTTTCTTGATTACCGTTGGATTCACTATTCATCGATGGATATTGATGGTTAAAAACAAAAAGCCATGAATCTTCATTTAAGATACAAATCTCTTTTAGATAAGAATAAAATCAACACACCTCTAAGAATTGCACATTTTATGGCACAGTTAGACCACGAGAGCGGTTTAGTTCCAAGGCGTGAAAATTTGTTTTTTACATCTGTTGACCGGCTTAGAAGTACGTTCAAAACACCATTTAAGAATAAAACAGACTCGTTTGTTCGTTCTTTTTTACGCAACCCTCAGCATTGCGCAAATTATGTGTATGCTAATCGTGGT